GTGGGCTTTTGCAGGATGTAATACTATAAACAAGAAGTTAGATACTGGGGATTATTCTATTGAGGGTTTAGAAGATCTGTTGTGTATTGAGAGGAAAAATAGTGTTAGTGAAATAGCTAATAATATATCAGAATCTAGATTCAAGAATGAAATAGAAAGAATGAATGATTACTTATACAAGTTTATCTTGTTAGAGTTTAGTCTTCAGAATGTTCTAGATTATCCTATGGGTTCTAATGTTCCTAGAAGAGTTTGGTCTAAGATTAAAATACGACCAGCTTACATTTTAAAATTTTTAACAGAACTACAAACAAAACATAATATTAATGTGGTTTTTTGTGATAATCCTACAGCTGCAAATCAAATGGCTTTTTCTATAATTAAACGAGTAAACGAGATGCATACTAATGGTAAGTAATAGTTATTTAGATAATGCTTGGTTAAAGCTGGGCAATATTGATGAAATCAAAACAGACAAGAATCTTATGATTCATAGGTCTAAATATGATATTGAAAACCCAGACAGACATCTTATAAATATTATTAAAAATCCAGCTAATTTCTCTATGACTGTAAAGTTATTAATGGATATAGAGCTTCATCCGATACAAGCTGCTATATTAGAAGAATTTTGGGACAGGCCGTTTCCTATGTTTATTGCTAGTCGTGGTTTTGGTAAATCGTTTTTACTAGCTTTGTATTGTACTCTTAAATGTATTTTTGTTCCCGGAAGTAAAATTGTTGTAGTAGGTGCTGCTTTTAGACAGAGTAAAGTTATATTTGAGTATATGGAAACTATATGGAGAAAGTCTGATATTATTAGAAGTATTTTTAACGGTAATGATGATGGTCCAAGAAGAGATGTAGACCGTTGTACTATGAGATATGGAGATAGTTGGACTATTGCAATTCCTCTTGGTGATGGTAGTAAGATTAGAGGTCTTAGAGCACATATTATTATTGCTGATGAATTTGCTTCTATATCTCCAGAAGTTTACGAAACTGTTGTTTCAGGTTTTGCTGCTGTATCCGCAGATCCTATGGGGAATGTTAAAGCAGAAGCTAAGAAAGAATTAATGAAAGAGCTTGGTATTTGGAATGAAGAAATGGAATCACTACAATACCGTAAAAGCAATCAAGCTATTATAGCAGGTACGGCTGATTATAGTTTCAAGCACTTTGCACAGTATTGGGAGAGATATCGTTCTATAATACACAGCCAAGGAAAGCCAGAAAAACTACAAGAAATATTTAAAGGCGAGGTGCCACATAATTTTAATTGGCAGGACTATAGTGTTGTTAGAATACCCTATGAGTTAATTCCTAAAGGATTTATGGATGATAGACAAGTATCTAGAGCTAAAGCTACTATTCATAGCGGTATTTATAATATGGAATACGCTGCTTGTTTTACTAAAGATAGTAGTGGATTTTTCCGTAGAAGCCTCATAGAAAGTTGTGTAAGTAATAATCAGAATCCTGTAATTATTAATGAAGAACCAATAATATTTGACGCTAAGATTAAAGGAGATCCAGATAAAAAGTATGTATATGGTATTGACCCAGCTTCAGAACAAGATAACTTTTGTATTGTAGTTATAGAATTACATGCTAATCACTCAAGAATAGTATATTGTTGGACTACTAATAGATCTAACTTTAAAAAACGACAGAAGACAGGGTTGATACAAGAAAATGATTTTTATGGATTCTGTGCTAGGAAAATTAGAAATCTTATGAAGGTATTCCCTTGTGAGCGTATAGCCTTAGATGCTCAAGGTGGTGGAGTAGCTATTGAAGAAGCATTGCACGATACAGATAAAATACAAGAGGGTGAACTACCTATCTGGCCTATTATAGACGAGAATAAATCTAAAGATACTGATGATAAGCCAGGATTACATGTTTTAGAACTAATTCAGTTTGCTAGGTCTGATTGGACTAGTCAGGCTAATCATGGTTTAAGAAAAGACTTTGAGGATAAAGTTTTACTATTTCCTAGTTTTGATAATTTGACATTAGGATTGGCTATGGAAAAAGAAGACAAAGATGTTATGGTTGATGATTTAGATAATGTATATGATACTTTAAGCGATTGCATATTAGAAATAGAAGAACTTAAAAGTGAGCTTACTACTATTGTCATGACTCAAACCAGCAATAGTGTTGGAGCTAGAGAAAGATGGGATACCCCACAAGTAAAAGGTTCTAATAATAAAAGGGGTAGATTAAGAAAAGATAGATATAGTTCCTTGATTATGGCAAATTCTGTTGCCAGAATGATTAATCGTACCGAAGGGCCAGCTACATATGATGTGATTGGTGGCACAAGCGATATGTCAGCAATGCCTAATCAAGATTTATACAAAGGACCTCAATGGTTTACTAATGACGCTAATGAAGATATATATCTTGGTATTTATAAAAAATAGTGTATTATAATATAATCTACTAATCGATACTATTACAATGGAAACGCAATACAATTATGTCTAAAAAATATCCGAAAAGCGATGCTATAGAAGATGCTAAGGTAGAAGAACAAGAAGACGCTTATGTGACTTGGGGTGACGATTTAGATTCTAAAAAGCAGGCTTTAGAGCAATCAGCTAAATCTCTCTCTGAATTTGAAGGCATACATAAAACAACAGGATACGCTAGATATAATAGGGATTTCTCTAACTTATCAGAAAATACTTCGGGTAGACCCGGATTAACTAGATCTGATTATGATTATTTTAGACCGAACGAAGCTGTTCCGGTTAAACTTAAAAATATCATTAAGACTGCTGATACCATATATCAAAGAGTTGGTTTAGTAAAAAATGTTATAGATTTAATGGGTGACTTCGGATCTCAAGGAATCAGATTAGTTCATAGAAACAAAAGGATTGAGCGTTTCTACCAAAACTGGTTTGATAAAATTGGAGGTCAAGATAGATCTGAGAGATTTCTCAATAATTTATACAGAGTTGGTAATGTTGTAATGAATAGGCAAACAGCAAAGATTGGTAAAAGAGTAGAAAATAAACTATATAAAGCTAGAGGAGAAGCAGATCTTATTGTTTTAGACAGCGAACCTAAAACCAGTAGAAAAGAGATACCTTGGCATTATACATTTATTGATCCTTTTTATGTTGATGTACTTGGTGATAGTTTATCATCATTTATGTCAGATAAAAAATATGCTATTTTACTCCCTAGTAATTTAAGAAAAAGTATCGCTAATCCTAAAAACGAAATTGAACAAGAGATTATTTCTAAATTACCTCAAGATATACTTTTAGCAGCTCAGAATAAAACCTCTTATCCTTTAGACCCTGAAAAGACTTTGGTATTTCATTATAAAAAAGATGATTGGCAAACTTGGGCATATCCTATGATTTATGCTATTATGGATGATATTAATATTATTGAAAAACTTAAACTTGCAGACTTAGCAGCTTTAGATGGTGCTATTTCTAATATTAGAATTTTTAAGTTGGGTAACTTAGAACACAAGATTGCTCCTACCAAAGCAGCAGCAGCAAAACTATCAAACATTTTACAGAACAATGTTGGTGGTGGTACTATGGATTTGATTTGGGGTCCAGATATTGAATTATTAGAAAGTAAAACTAATGTTCATCAATTTTTAGGAGAAGGTAAATATACTCCCCATTTAAATAGTGTTTATGCTGGCTTGGGTATTCCTCCTACTTTAACTGGGACATACGGTGCTGCTGGCACTACAAATAATTTTATTAGTTTAAAGACTTTGACACAAAGGCTCGAATACGGCAGAAAAACATTAGCTGCTTTTTGGAACCATGAAGTAGAATTAATACAGAAGGCTATGGGCTTTAGATATCCAGCTAGAATAGAATTTGATAGAATGGATCTTAGCAATGAAGATTCTGAGAAAGCATTACTAATACAGCTTGCTGATCGTAATCTTATTAGTGATGAGCTTATACAAACTAGATTTGGTTTAGATGCAGATATGGAGCAAACTAGATTAAATAGAGAAAGTCGTGAAAGACAGACTAAAAGAAGAACAGCTAAGTCTGGTCCATTCTATGATCCTCAATTTGAAAATAGTCTTAAAAAGATTATGCTTCAAAGTGGCACTGTTACGCCTAGCGAACTCGGAGTTGATTTATTACCTAAAAAGACTACTGAGAAGAATGCGCTCGAACTCAAAGATGAGTTTTCACAAAAGAATACAACGAAGTTGGTCAAAGATTCGTCAGAATCTTTACCTGGAGTTCCCGGCGAAGGTAGGCCAAAAATGTCTAAAGACACCAAGAAACGAAAGACTAAAACTTTTAAACCCAGAACCGGAGCTACGCTAGACATATGGGCACAAGACGCTCAGGATAAAATTAGCGCTATAGTTAATCCGCTTATCTTGGATTTTTACAATAAAAAGAATTTGAGGTCTTTATCCAGCGAAGAAGTTAAAAATTTGGAATATATTAAAACGCAAGTGTTGTTTTCAGTTCAACCATATTCTGCAATAGAAAACGAGAAAATTGCTGCCAATTTATCTCAGGTTGTTGAAGATCATACCAAAAAGCTAATATTGGGGTATGAATATTGGGTCAAGGTAATTGCCAGTGATTTAAATAGAGTACTAACCACAGAAGAACAAAAACTAGTTAAGTCTATTTATTATTCTTCAATACATACACAAGAGGGTTGATATGCAGATATACCAAAGTGAATGGGATGACGGTGTGGCAGAAAAAATATCGGCCAAATCGTCTGTCGCCTATATTTCAGAAGCTCAACTCTGCACAAAAAAAGATATCAATATTTCTAAAGAGTCAGAATGTCTTGATGATACTTTGAAAAGTTTAGCAGCACTTAGCGATGCTGACTTATACTATGTTCAATCTATTTTAGTGTCATCCTCATGGAATAAAAATGATGATGTTTTTGATAAAGCAGAGGTTTGGAAAGCTAAAAGTACACCAGAAGATAAACCTACAAATTTAGAACATGATGAAGATCAAATAGTAGGACATATAGTTTCTAACTGGCCTGTTGATGTTAAAGGTAATATTATTCCTGACAATACTGATGTAGAAGATTTACCAGAGAAATTTCATATTCTTACAGGCTCAGTAATATACCGTAATTTTACTAATCCAGAGCTAAGAGACAGAGCAAATGCTCTTATAGATCAAATTAAAGATGGTACTAAATATGTAAGTATGGAATGTTATTTTGATAATTTTGATTATGGATTAATTAACAAAGCAACTGGAGAATATAAAGTATTAGAAAGAAATAATAATACAGCATATTTAACAAAACACCTTAGATCGTATGGTGGACTTGGTGAATACGAAGACTATAAGATAGGTAGAGTTTTGAGAAATATTAATTTTTCTGGCAAGGGGTTCGTTGATAAGCCAGCTAATCCAGAAAGTGTGATTTTTGATTCTGATACAATCAAGAATATGTTGAGCGAAGAGAAAGCCGTTGAAGGCGCAAAAGAAAAAATAGTCAATTTTTCAAATAATAGTGTATCTAATATTCAAGCAACCTCTAACCCGGAGACTGATAATATGAGTTTAGAAAAAGATGTCGAATCACTACAACAAAAAGTCGAAGCCATGAATGGTTGCGGCGAAATGGTCAAAGAAGCTTACAATAAAGTAAGTGAATTAGAAGCTAAAGTTGTTGAACTTCAAGCTACTATGGTTAAAGATCATGACGAGATGGTAAAGAAAGAAGAAGAGTTAAAAGCTGAACTTGAAAGAGCTCAACTTGAAGCTGGCGAGAAAGACAAACATCTCGAAGAATACAAACAAAAGATGCAAGCAGAAATTGAAGAATCTGCTGCTACTAATGCATCTGAAGCAGAAGCATCTGCAACAGCACACACTGAAGCCTTAACAGCTAAAGATGCTGAAATCGAAACATTGAAGAATGAGCTTAGCACAGCTAACGAAGCTATCGAGGCTTTTCAAGCCAAAGAAGTAGAATTAGCTAGACAAGCTAAAATAATGAGTAGAGTTTCTGAACTTGTTGAATCTGGTGTTAAAACTGATGTAGCAGAAGCAACTGTTGCTAAATTTGAAGCATTAGATGACGAGTCATTCGCTACTATTAAATCATTGGTATCATCCGATATGCCTGAGTGGGTTAAAGATGCTCCAACCGAAGAAGAAGCTGTAGCTGAAGAAGCTGAAGTCGAAACTGAGGAAGTTGCTGAAGAAGCTGTTCAAGCAGAAGAGGTTGAAGAAGCTGACGAAAGTCCTGAAGCTGTTGAAGCTGCTTCTACTGAAACATTGGAAGATGTTGAAGTTGAAGACGAAGTCAGCTTGAGCGTTGGTAGTGAAGATGACTCGGAGTTACAGACTACTAGAGCATCATTAGTAGAGTTTGTACAATCTAGATTAGGCAAAAACCAAAACTAATAAAGGGAGAATGAAAAATGGCTTTAAAACCAGATAGAGTAGAAAGTTTCACTGATATTTCTTATTTCATGAATTCAACTGCTGACCGTGGTGGCGTAGCTGTTTTCGGTGCCACAAATGGTGTCGGAGCTGCTATGGACGACGCTGATGCTGTTGTTGCATATCCAACTGGTAGTCCTTCGGGAACTGCACCTGCTGGAGTTTTATTGAACGACGTTGTTAATCTTGATTTAACAAGACAACACGTTAATTGGCATAAAGATGAGACACAAGTTGGTGGTAAGGTTAGTCTGCTTCGTAGAGGTCAAGTGACTACTGACATGTTAGCTGCTGGTCAAGCACCAACAGCTGGTCAAGACGCTTACTACGATGGGGCAGGAAAATTTACTACCGTTTCAACCAACAGTGTAAAAGTTGGTACGTTCTTAAGTAGTAAAGATTCCGAAGGTTACGTCAAAGTAGACATCAACATTACCTGAAACTAGGAGATATAAATAATGGCTAATAATAAATTTGATCCGTCCCCTGAACTTACTGATCTTTTAATGAGATCAGGTTCCGCTGAAAAAGGAGAGTCCTTGTCTGCAAGTAGAGAGTTTGCAAAAGCTCTTGAATTACCATTGCGTCAAGCTGTTCTTAATGGAGATATCTTGAATGGTATCTTTGAGCCAATTCAACTTGCTCAAAGTGCTACTCCAGAATTTCCATTGGATTTCTTGGCTCCTGGTACTGAGAAGGATTTCGTCGCTTACACTGTTCCTAATCATGGCTACATTCCAGAGCGTCATGTTGAAGGTGATTATGTCATGGTTCCGACCTTTGACATCGGTGCAAGCATTGATTACCTCTTAAAGTATGCTCGTGACGCCCGTTGGGATGTCGTTGGTCGTGCTATGGAGGTTCTTGAAGCTCAGTTCACCAAGAAGATGAATGACGATGGTTGGCACACTATTCTTGCTGCTGGTGTTGATCGTAACATCGTAGTATTCGATAGTGACGCTTCAGCTGGTCAATTCAGTAAGAGACTTGTTTCTCTTATGAAGACTGTCATGCGTCGTAATGGTGGTGGTAATAGCTCTAGTAACAATAGAGGTATTCTTACTGATCTTTTCGTTTCACCAGAAGCTATGGAAGATCTTCGTAACTGGGGTGTTGATCAAGTCGACGAAATTACTCGTCGTGAGATTTACACAGCTGGTGACGGAGAAGGCGCTGTAAATAGAGTGTTCGGTGTTAATCTTCATGATCTCGATGAGCTTGGCGAAGGTCAAGAATATCAAGAGTTCTATGACAACGTACTCTCTGGCACATTGCCTGCTTCCGATACTGAGGTCGTTGTTGGTTTGGATCTTCGTAAGAGAGATTCATTTATTATGCCAGTTCGTCAAGAAGTTCAAATCTTTGAAGATGATACCCTTCATCGTCAAAAGAGAGCAGGCTTCTATGGTTGGGCTGAGCAAGGTTTTGCTGTTCTAGATAATAGAAGAGTCATTCTCGGTTCTCTATAATTTACAGCTAATGTTGTTTACTAAAGTAGCCACCTCTTTTGGGGTGGCTATTTTTTTTACATACATGCTGATCATTAACGGGGTATATAATTATAGTTAATCTACCATTATCATAAGAGGTTATTATGTCAGCAGAAATTAGAACCATTGTACGTGCTTTGATTAATGACCCAGCTCCACCAGATGCTAGTAATGTATATAGTGACACTAAAATAGACGATCTAATATCTGTTGCTGCTAGGTATGTTGTTATTGATTTGAATTTGGATCAGGAATATAAAATTGATGTAACTACAAATGTTATTACTCCAGATCCTACAGACACCAACAGTAGAGATGAAGACTTTATCAGTTTCGTAGCATTAAGAGCTTCTTGCTTTTTAGACCAAAGTACCTACAGAACCAAAGCTGCCACAGAAGGTATTAGAGCAGGTTTAGGTCCAGCCCAACTTAATGTCTCTGGCAATTTGTCTGGATATAAAAATATTATTGATATTGGACCTTGTGGAGTTTATGAATATCTTAAACAACAACATAATATAGGTAATGCTACTGCTATTAGCGCTGTTCTTAGTCCTTTTGCAGGCAATAATTTTGATCCTAGATATTTGTTTATATCTGATTTACCAGCCCGTAGTACTCGTGATGGGTTTTATAGCTAATGGATTTAACACCACTTAAAACACTATATAATCAACAGATAGACATTATCTTAGCAGATACTGGTCTAACGATTCCTTGTTCATTGGTATATGAAACTACCAAGATAAGTGAATGTCCAAATTGTATCTATGATACTATTAGTAAAAAATCTTCTAATCAGTACAAAGGAGGAGGTCCTTTACCATTTTCTAATGGTCAGACTTGTCCGTATTGTTTAGGTTCTGGTCAAACCTCATCATCTGTAGCAGAAACAGCGATTAATCTTGCTGTGCTTACAGATAGTAAGAAATTTGTAGGAGTAGTTAATCAACCAGATATTGTTGCTCAGACTATTTGTTCTATTGATCATTTAGATGCTATTAGAAAGGCTTCTAAAATTATTTTTAATACAGATATTAGTAGTCTTACAAATAATATTTTTGTGCGTGCTAATGAACCTTCACCCGTGGGTTTAGGAGATAATAAATATATCTTTACTAATTGGGCAAGATCATGATTAATGCTACTATCAATCTTTTGGAATCTGATGCACAAATATCTAAGAGTATATTGAAGGCTCTATTGCCTGAAGTAAATAAATTTTTAAAAAAATCTTTTAGTAAATGTGAAAAAGCTATTCCT